CACCAGCCCCTGCTGCCGCTGCACCTGCTCCTAAGCCGCTGCCTTCTAGAACTAAGACAGCTACTATGGCAGATGTTAATGCCTTTGCAGCACAGAAGAAACTTTCTCCTGCACAAGTAAAAGCAGACTTGGAAAAAAACGGCTATAAGATTGTAGACTGAGGAACATCATGCCACTTGTTGATGACTTTGAAAGCTTCATTGCCACCCCTTCGGAGCAGCCTACCCCTGCTTCCCCTCCACAACAAGAGAGCATTGCCAATGCTTTCGAGACTTTCAAACAAACATCTTCCGCTTTAAAGCCCTCAGAAGCCCCTACAGAGGCCCCTTCTTTTGGGGCATATAGGTCTAGGGCTGGTGTGGGGAGAACCCCTGCTCCTGCCCCTGTAATAGAGCCTACATCTGCTAAGCCTTCTGTCCTAGACATTGCTAAACAAAGCAGTGCTCAGGCTGCTGCTAGCAATTTGGAAAGACAAAAGAAGATTGAAGAACCTCAGTTTTCTTTTAAACAACTTTCTGAGAAGCCAGAAACATTTAAAGCCATCAATGACTATGCCGTAGCTAGGTTTGGTAAAGAAGGAGCTATGCTTCCTAATGAAACCAAAGATGACTATGTCAAGCGTTGGGCTAGCCACATGCGTATGCTTTCTTTTGGCAACCTCATATCTGGCACACAAGAGCTTCAATACTTAAACAATGCTAGCCAAAAAGATTTGTTGAAAGCTAAGAAAGCTTATGACATCTTTGACAACACAGCAAGCTACTTCAGTGCTAAAGGACAGAAGGGCTTTGCCCCTGTTCTTGATACATTGGGAAGCATTGTTAGTGACCCAACAACAGCCATCTCCTTAGGTGCTGGCACTGTAGCTAAGAATGTCTTTGCTAAGGAAGCAGCAACTAAAGGAATTAGAGCAGCTTTGACTAGCAGACTTGGTGCTACTGCTGCCCTCACTGTTCCCACTGTTGAGGGTACAGGAGCAGCCTTATCCAATGTACAAGAACAACGTAGAAAACTTGTCACACAAGATGCTGCTAACAAAGACTCTAGAACAAAGCTGGAGCAAACTAAACAGGTGGTGGCACAGCTTCCTCCTGAACAGCAAAAAGAATTGACTGACCAAATCCAAGAGTTTGAAACCAATCTAGCGGCAGAAGAAAAGAAAGTTGCTGAGGGTATCAATCTTATTGAGGTTGGCACTGCTGGCACTATTGGTGCAGTGGCAGGTACAGCAGAAACTGCTGGCTTGTTAACAGCCGCTAGGCTTGCCAAAGGCAAGACAAAGGTGGGAGAGCTAGACACCATATTAGAAGGGCGTAGACAGGCTGCTAAAGGCCCTGTAGAGCCGCCGATGGAAGCTCCTCCTCCAAAGGTGGAAGTGACTCCTAAAGATCCCACAGAGACACAGCTTGAAGATGCCTATGACATCTTTGAAGGTAGGAAGCTTCTGGATAAAGAAGGTGACCCTACAGCCATTGCTGAGATGCAGATAAGAAATGATGTGAACAAGAAGGCTGCACAGATTGCTGGCAACATTTGGTCACAGGTTCCTGAGCTTGCTCCTAAGGGTGATCAGAAGGTTAGCGATGCTGTCAAGAATGTTTTCATGAACATTGAGAACATTGATGATGTTGTTCTTCGTGATGCTTTGGCTAATGCTGGTGTTACACCAGAAGAGTTTGCTCGTATGAACAGAACAACAGCAGGAGATGCTGGTCGTACCTTGCAAGCCTATTCTGTGCTAGCTCGCATTCAAAACAAACTAAAGAACATTGACCCTGCTGCTGCTAAAGAAGTGGACTTGATGTATGGCAAACGCAATACACTAACCTCTGCCTTTACTGGTCTGTACGATTTGTCTATGCGTTTGGACAGAGAGCTTAAAGCTTTGATGGTGTCACAAGTAGCCACTACCATTCGTAACGGTTTCTCTGGCCTCACTGTTGTCACCTTTGGAACAGCTTCAGAAGCTATTGAGTCTTCTCTATATCGCATGGGTAAGACAGCCTATGAGTTGGGTAGCGGTAAGCCTTTGACAGGTAGCTTCACTGGTGGTATCAAAGGTGTCTACGATGATGCTGTTAGAACAGCTTTCTATTTAGGCCAAGGCGATTTGTCTTCTGATGTAGCAGAGAAATTGCTTGCTGGTTCTCCTACATTGCGTGGTCGTATCTTACGCACAGTGGGTGAGAATGAAGCAACTGAGTTGTCTAAGGTTGCACAAGTGGCTAACACCTTGAACGTAGCTCAGGACGCTTTCTTTAGAAAAGCCATCTTCACTGCTTCTGTTGAGAAACAACTGAGCCGTGTTGGTATTGATATGTATGATGTTATGGCACAAGGAAAGAACATTCCTTTTGATGTGCTGAAGAATGCTACAGATGAAGCCTTAACTGCTACGTTCAGCAAGATGCCTACACAAGGTGTGATGTTTCATGGCGTAAAGCTCATTGAATCATTGGGGCCTGTTGGCTCCACTGTCATTCCCTTCCCTCGCTTCATGGCTAACGCTATGTCATGGACATACAAGCATAGCCCTATGGGTATCTTCTCTGGTGCTGGTGACATCGCTAAAGGATCTGCTATGTTGAAGGCTGGCAACGAAGAGGGCCAGAGATATTTGATGCAGGGCTTAGAGAATACTTCTAAGGGGGCTGTTGGCACTGCTGCCATCTATGCTGCTTATAAATACAGACAAGAAAACCAAGACACTGCTTGGTACGATGTAAAGAATCCTGATGGTAGCACAGTGGATGCTAGAGCTTTGTTCCCTGTTGCTCCTTTCTTAGCGATGGGTGACTACTTAGTTAAGTTTGAAAAAGCTAGAACAGATGAGTTTAAGACTAAGGAATTTGTTGAAGCCATGACAGGCTTTAAAGTTCCTGCTGGAACAACTTCATGGCTTGGTGATAAGTTTGCTGAGTCGTTGTCTAATATGCAAACAGGTGAAGGCAGTGCCGACACTAAGGTAGCTACATTCTTTGGTGAATGGGCTGGTCAATATTTGGGTAGAGCACTTGTTCCTGTGCAACAGATTAGTGACTTGATTGGTGCTATTGATAGAGATGAAAACCTACCAAGAGATGCTTATCAAATCCCTGCTGGTGAGGAAGGATTTGTTTCTTCTGCCACTTCACAAATCCAGAAGAAGATTCCTGTACTAAAGCAAGAGCTTCCTGTCTATCAACCAGCTACAAGAAAAGAAGCAGCTTTCAATGATGCAGGGCCTTTGAAGATATTCACTGGTATCACCATCAAAGGAAAGCCACAGCCTTTGGAAGAAGAGATTAGCAAGCTGAAGATTGATAACAATAAAATCTTTACCTCCACTGGAGACAAGATTGTAGATGCTAGTGCTCGTAAGGTGATGGCTCCATTGGTTGTGGATGTTTTCCAAACATTGCAAGGCACAGAGTTTTATAAACAAGCCAGTCCTGATGTAAAGAAAATTGCCTTGCAGAATTTGCTTGCTTGGTCACAGAAGAATGCTAAAGAGATTGCCATAGATAAAGCCACCGCTGAAGCCTTCTCAAAGGGCGAGCAAGCTCGTATCTTTGCTGTTCAATACAGCAAGCTACCCTCTGAAGTTAAGAGGGCTACAGCAGACTTCTATAAGCAAAACACAAAGCAAGACTTGGCAGAAACCAAAGACTATATGGCTGCTCTAGCCATTGCTTCTGCCATTAGAAAGCAGCCTGAGTTTGCTGCTGGTGGTTTGGCCTCACAGATGGCTGAGACTCTTATTGGTAAGGGTGCAGCTAAGGTGGCTACAAAGTCTGTTGTTGAGTCTGCTGATGATCTGCTTAAGAAAGCAACTGACATGGCTACCAAAGCAGGGATAGATGTATCTCCTGTTATTAAGCAGACAGAGAAAGCTGTTCCTGCTGTTAAACAAACAGAAAACTTGCTTAGTCAGAAGGGAACTGAGGTAGTAGTTCCTGCTGAACAACAAGTAGCTGGTGTCCTTAGTAAACCTACTGAAGCAAAGCCAAGTGTTATTGATTGGAGCAAATATTCAGAAGAGCAACTACAACAGGCTGAGTCTTTGTTAAAGACCAGCATGGGGTCGCAGTATCAACTGGATAAGTTTAAAGCTAGCTCTTCTTCAGACTACCAGAAAAGCTTACTAGCTAAGCTGCAAGAGATTGCACCAGAAGGTACAGCCACACCACCAACACCAAAAGACTTGTCTATTGTGTCCCCAGACATTGTCTTCACTCCTTTGAACATAAGAGATAAGAAGAGACTGGCTGAAATACCAGACTTGGGTAAGCTTCCTATGGCTTCAAACGACACCTTCAAAAGAAAAGAATTGCTTCATAACATTAGACAACTAAGACAAGAAGCTTTCCCTCTTTTGATAGACCAGCTAGACCAGCTTTCATTTACTAAAGGAGCTAAGCCTTTAGATGATGAAGTTGTTGCTGTTGCTCAAGGCGAATACAGAGCGGCTAAAGGTAGAGAAGTTGATGTGAATGATGCAGCTTCTGTAGAAGACTTTGCTTCGCTTGCTTCTAAACTTCAGAACAAGCTGGATGACTTGCGTATTAAATACAAAGACACACCACCTGTTGTTCTTTATCATGGCAGCAGAACAGAGCGTACTCCTGAGAAGCTGGCAAGAGGTTTCTATGACCCACAAACAAACAAGAAGTCTCATGCAGAGTTGAATGCTGGAGCCATCTCATTCACAAAAGACCCCAACTTGAATTACTTTGTAGAGAAGTTTGGTGGTAAAGAGCCTAAGAACATTTCACAAACTGTGATGCCATACGCTGAGTATGAATTCAGAAGAGTGAACATGACTCCTGATGCTTACGACAAACAAGATATAAACTATCTTGCTAGAACAATTACAGGTAGTCCATCTGTAGCCAGACCTCTGAGCATCCCACGATCACAAACATTTAAAGAAACAGAAGATGCTTTTGTTGAGGCTGATAAGCTTAAGATTACTCAGGATGTGAAGGCTGTGGAAGAGAAGTATGGGCTAATCCAGAAAAGAGCAGAAGCTATTGACGATGCGTTCAATAAGCTTGAAGCTTACAATGCTGCTCCAATTAGTACAAAGCAAGACCCGCTTGCTTCTTATGAAGCATATAGAAACATCCGCACTCTTTTCAAAGAGCTTAGAAAACAAAGTGATGTGACATCTACAAAAACAGGCTATGGTCAAAACTATTTAATTGGTTTAGAAAAGTTTGGCCCTGCTCTGATTAATATTATTAACGATGTTCAGTTTGCTTTCAAAACTCAAAAGGCTATGAAAGGAAGTGACAAGCCATCCTTGCTTGCAACCTTTAAAGACCAGTTAGAAATTCTTACCAGTAAAAGAATAAACCCAATCACTGGAGATTTAGACATGGCTACAGTGAAGGAAAAAACTAAGGCTATGAATAAAATTCAGCAGCTTACTCCTAAGCTGGCTAAGGGTGGATTGGCTTCTAGAAAATAGGTTGTTGGTGGCTACTGGGCCAGTCTATTCACCACCGCAATCTGCAATGGAACCACCAACACGGGTGGGGACTGCCTTGCAAGTAGGTACTGTTATCGGCGTACCACAATCCCCATGCGTGTTAGTTGTTGGTGGCATCCCAAAAGCGCCGAATCACCGAGTCGAACGGTAATCCCACCACTAGCCCATGAACGCCTTGTGCTTGGTTGCACAGCCACCAACATGGGTGAAGACTAGTCTTGGATGAACCCAATTAAATGCCACTGAAGGCAAGTTGCCAATCTTCACTCATCTTGGTAGGGCATACAGGAATTGAACCCATATTCGTGGTGTAGAAAACCACTGTATTATCCTTTATACTAATGCCCTAACTTCCTTAAGCAGCTTCCTTAAGCTTTCTCAAGTTATCAAAATATCCCCTGTCAAATCCCCTCTGCCACTCTTTGCCTTGAGTGGTGTTGGGATTGTATTGGTTATTCAACCATCCCTTTGTGAATGCAAAATAGCCTTGCTCAAATTGAATACGCAGCGGTGCTGTGCGTTCTACTTTGACAATGTTCATAGCTGTTCCTTTAGCTGAGATATTTTTAAATTCCAACAGTCTGACTTTACCACATATCCATTCGCAGGGTCAACATCTCCCTTCTTCATGAACACAGCATCTTTGAAATATTGATGTTTTTCATACACACCCAGATACCAACCAACAGAGAAGTCATTCTTCACTCGACAGAAAGCATAGTAGTCACAGTCTTGCTTAATGTTTAGATTAGCAATGCTGCAATCATATGTTTCCAAAGGAACATAGCCTGTCTGCTTTGTCTTGACATCAATCTTAATTCCACTGTCTAAAACTAAGTCGTAGTCATAAGTGTTGGCTAGTCTCCCACCCAACACCTGTTGAGCAATAGCTTCACCAATGAAGCCAGCCATGTTGCCAGCCCCCCTGATGATGCTATTGTAAAGCTGCCCCATCTCAGCAGCTTTATCTCTCGCTTCCAC